ATCAGGTTCAAGGTTCGGGTACCCGGGTGTGGTCATGCGGAAATGTTTATAAGCAACGTAGGCATTAATCAAACTATTAAAGGCTGCTGTCTCCGGAGAGCCAGACAGACGTGTGTACTCGGTATCGTATTTAACGCCATTCGGGGTGTAGCCAACAAGGTTAGTTTGAGCGCGCGTGAGCTCAAACACCTCGGTGTGATAATCAGGATGAAAAGTTCGCATCATCACAGCCAATTCAACATCCCGCATGAGGTTCGAGCCGCGGCCGTCAAACCGGGAAAAGTCTGTCTCGGCGCACGACTCGGCATCATGCAAGATGTGTGCCACACGCGTGGCAACTTGTAGGCGGAAACACCAAAGGCATACCATGGTTGCAATTTAATAACTTCCTCAGACAATGCGTAAATAAATCTGGAGTAACGCATCTTGTCCTTGGCTTGGATGGTGGATATCACTCGTGGTGGTTTAACTTCGCCATATGCTTCTTTCTTAATAAATGATTGGACTAGGCGTGGGTCTTCTCCAATCCCCGCACGATCCAAAATGGCGCGCTGCATTGGTCGGGATTGGCGATCATACACCTCGTCGAAACCATAAGGGTGTACGGTATGTGCAAGTCCATCAGGAATAAGTAGCTTGACAAATTCATCTAAAATGGTAAGATCAAAATTTGTTGCTTTAAGCAACTTTGGTTTTATTCGGTTAACTCTCTCTTCAATGGCTTCAACCTCAGCAGAGTAGTTCAATACTGGCACGTAGGCTCCGCATAAGTGGCTCCATAAATGGAACTAATGCTGGTTTGCCACCCTCCATGCAATGGATATCAAAGGAGTACGCATGGAATGTTTCTGCGACAGGCGATACGACATTCAAATTGATGGTAGAATAGGGCATATCTGCGTGTGACAGGTGGTATTCGTGCAACAAAGTCACACCAACCTTATCCGTTGGACCCTTGGAGATCTTGGATATGGCTGATGCAACCTGTGCCGTGGTCAATTTGTGGGTGGTGGTCCGAGCGAGAACGGCGACAGTCTCATCAATGTCAGCCGGCACGGTAATTTGGCTATGTTGGCCCACGCGGCCAGTAGATACATGCATTCCTTCTTGCGTATTAACACGTAGGCGCAAGAATTTCCCGTCCCGCACGGAAAACCGCGTAAGCGGATCTCCGGCTATGAAGAGGCGGGAAATGTGGGCGTCGAGGCCGGACCATCGGCACAAGGGCGTTAAAAGTATTATTTCATGGTCCATTGCCACGTACCTCTTATCGACAAGATATGTGGCGCGCACGACGCATACTGCGGATAAGTAGATCTCGAACGAGACGAAGTCCCGTTGGTAATTCCACACGCGATGAATATATG